ATCCCCTCTTTTAGGGCTCTGTCTACCTCATAACGAAAGTCGGAGGCTGTCCACCCAAAGTATATCTGCCCTGTAATACGGAGCTCCAATACACCTGCCTGAGCGTTTATCTTTGCTATACTATGTCCTTTTGTTTGCTTAGTCATTGTTTTTAAAAGTTGATTGCCAGCAGGTGCTACCTGCCTCTCTGCGGTGCAAAATTCCAAAGAAGTTGGCACCCCCACAAATTGACATTCCGAAATAGGCAGTAAATCCGACCCAAAAAAGGCAGTAAATCCGACCCATTTCAGAACAAGAATTTTCATACGTGGGGGGCATTACGGAACTTTGCACCATAAAAATAAGACTATGGCCAAAGAAATAGAAAAGAAATCTGCGCGTATTCTCTTCATCGAGCAAGGCAAATCTTCTGAGGAGATAGCGGGGCAACTTGGCGTCAATAAACGTACAGTAGACCGATGGGCTACTGAGGGAGAGTGGCGCAAGATACGTGATGCCAAAGCCAATTCAGGCAAGGAACGTATAGAGCGTACCCAACTTGTGGTAGATTCCCTTACCGATAGGCGCCTACAGGTGATTGAGCAGATAAAGGAGAATGAATCTGAACTTAAAACCGCTGACAAGGAGCGGAAGACTACTTTGCAGATGGAACTGCTTGATTTGCGTAAGGAATGTGCTACCATAGATGACGCTATTGCTAAGTGGAATAAGCGTATTGAGAATCTTATAAAGGGGACTAAAATTACCCTTTCAATGTATATAGAGGTAATGGAGAGTATCTTTGAAGCCTTACGCCTCAAAGATGAGAAGCTCTATATACTTACTTTAGATTTCCAAGAGGAACACCTACACGAGGTAGCCGATAAAAAGTTTTAAACAATGAAAGTAGAAGATAAAATAGCCAAAGAGCGGTATTTACAAAAGATAGCCTTTGCCAAGAGTGCAGGGGCACGCTTTGCCAATGAAACCGCAGAAGAGCGTAAGGCAAATATAGAGGCGTGCCGTAAGAACCCGCGCCTAATGGTGGAACGTTACTTCCCTCACTATGCCGATGCTCCTTGCGCTGACTTCCAAATAGAATGGGCTAAAATGGTACAAAAGAACCCTACTTTTAAGGGCTTTTGCCAATGGGGGCGGGCGCTTGCTAAATCGGTATGGAATGATATTTTTATACCCTTTTGGCTGTGGTTGCAAGGCGAACCTATGTACTTGGTGATTATTGGTAATAGCTATGAGCGTGCCGAGCAGCTGTTGGAGGATATTAAAGCAGAGTTTGAAGCTAACCCGCGTATCCTCGCCGACTTTGGTGAGCAAAAACAGTTAGGCACTTGGGAAGACGGCTTCTTTATTACAAAAGGAGGTTTTATAGGGCAGGCGCTTGGTATGGGACAAAATACACGTGGACTTCGTGTTAAGAACAAACGCCCTACCTTTATTGTAGCTGACGACTTAGAGGATAAAGAGATAAACAAAAACCCACGCCGACAAGAGGAGGTAGTAAAGTGGATAGATACCGCTCTTATTCCTACTATGGATGGTAAGTATCGCCGCTTTGTGCAGGCAAATAACCGTTTCGCTCCTGTGATGATACAGACAATGTTACAGGAAAAGCATCCCAAGTGGAAGGTACACCAAGTAAACGCTTATGATCCTGTAACCTACGCTCCTACGTGGGTGGGTAAATATGATGATACCTACTTCTATGAGTTGGTGTATGGTGACAATGGGATTGGAGAGCTTGCTGCTAATGCCGAGTATAACAATAGTCCCTACATTGAGGGGGTAATTTTTAAAGAGGAGCAATTCCAATGGGTAAAACTTCCTCAACTTCGTACTATGGAGTACATCATCGGACATTGGGATATTGCCTACGCGGGCAATGCCACCAGTGACTACAATGCTGTAGTAGTGCAGGGTATTAAAGAGCGTAAGTTCTACGTGATTGATACCTTTTGTAGGCAGACGAAAATGCGGGCAGCTGTAGAATGGATGTGTCAGTTTCAAAAGCACCTACCTGCAGGAGTTGTGGTTCATTGGCAGTATGAAGCGCAGTTTTGGAACGATGAGGTACAGCGTACTATTCGCGAGGTAGAAAAAGAAACAGGCATTACCCTCAACCTTACCAAGCGTACCTTGGATAAGACTCGTAAGATAGACCGCATTATGAGTATGCAGCCTTACTATCAGAATGGGCGTGTATTCTATAACGAGAACCTCAAAGGATCAGTAGATATGCAAACGGGTACAGGACAACTCAAGAGTATAGAGCCCCAGTACAAAACCCACGACGACTGGCCTGATGCCCACCAAATATGTACTACCGACCTTGAAGCCTATATGCCTAACAATAGCTTTAAAGTGTTAATGGGCAAAATGAATAACTTTAATAGATGGTGAAATTATGTATTATATCCGAAAAGAAAACCTTATATCCAAAGCCTTTGAGCGGGCAATTGATGAGAGTAGCCAAGACTTTGAGCAGGCCCTCACCGAGAGTGAAGCCGAACATATTGCCGTCTTTAAAACCCTTTTAAAGAGGTATTATGATGTGGAGCGTATTTTTGACCCAGAACGCCCCCACTACAATGTACTATTGGCACGTATGCTTACCTTCTTTGTCCTCTCCGACGTCTTTTCACGCAACGCCTATCGCAAGTATAACCCTAACAGCAATACCGAGAAACAAAAGGAATGGGCGGAGGGTATGTTGGACAAGCTCTCCAAAGGTATTTACATTTTAGAAGATTTGCCTAAACCTCCTGCCAATGAGCAAAAGGGAAGTTCGGCACGCTTCCTCTATGGTAACCTTACTAACAATGACTTTTATATCTAATAACCAATGAATATCTTACAAAAAGCCTATAACCGTGTACAAGCCTACTTTGTAGCCAGTGCCCCCTTTGCTATGCTCAAAATGGCATTAGCAGGGCGTACCAATACTGCTGCTTCGCAATACATAAGCTACCAAGCCAAAATGTTGCGAGTAGAAACCCTTAACGATTGGAAAATGGGGGTAATGCTCGCTACTAACCCCGATAACCCCGAAAAGCTAAAGCTAAGCCAACTATACGACAACTTAGAGCAGGACAACCATCTTGGCTCAGTGATTGAAAGCCGTATCGCCAAAACACAACAGTCACCTTTTCGCCTTGTGAACGCTAAGAAAGAACGCAACGAGGACGCTAAAGAGCTTTTGGAAACGATGTGGTTTCAAGACTTTATCAAACTCGTACTGATGAGTAAGTTTCAAGGTACTACCCTTATTGAGCTGTTCAATACCGATGAGAACGGCGAGCTTACCGAAGTAACCGAAATAGAGCAACCCTACTTCAACCCTCTCAAAGGTATTGTACTCAAGGAAGCAGGCGACACTACAGGCACCCCCTACAAAGAGGGTAACCTCGCTAACTTCTATATCCAAGTGGGTAAGGACTACAACGATTTAGGACAATATGCTTTAGCCGCCCCTATTATCTTAGCCAAAAAACTCGGTTTGGGTTCGTGGCTTGACTTCATTGAAAAGTACGGCGTGCCTCCTCTCTTTATCACCACGGAAAGGGAAGATGATACACGCCTTAATCAACTCTTTGAAATGGCTACAAATTTCAAACGCAATGCCTTTATGGTAGGGCGTGGCAATGAAAAGTTTGAAGTGCCAAACATCTCGCAAAACAACAATGCCGAAGTCTTTGACACCCTCATCAAGCGTGCCGATAACGAAATCTCTAAACGCTTTTTAGGCGGAACTGGTCTCACCGACGAGAAAGGCTTTGTAGGATCAGTAGAGGTACAGTTTGAGCTGGCTTCCTACCGATTTCAAAGCGACAAACTGCTTGTAAAGCATATTATCAATAAGAAGCTCATACCACTGTTGGTGAAGCTCTCACCCGCCTATGCGCCTTTAAAAGACTTGCGTTTTGAATGGGACGACGAAGAGCCCCTAACAGCCGAGAAGTTTTGTAAGATGGTAGATACATTAGGTGCTTATTATGATTTTGACCCCGAACAAGTAGAAACCATTACAGGACTCAAGATAGTAGGTATAAAAAGCCAAACCCCTAACCTTCCACCAGTGGAAGGCTCAAAAAAAAAAGCCTATACGATAACGCCCTAAACGAGCGTTGGCAACTGCGTCGAGCCCTTTTACGCGTGGAACAGCTCTATACACATAGCCACTGCGAGTGTGCGCACGACACCCACTCCTTGGACCTTACAGGTTGGCTAAAGGTAATGGAGCAAATTGCCAAAGATAGATACAACGGCACTCTCAAAAAAGGAGAACTTTCTGACGGCTATATTTTAGAAACCTACAAAGAACTCAATGGAGCTATGTGGGAGGGATTTGGAAAAGATAACTTTAGGGTAAATAAGCAAACGGGAGCTATCTCACCCGAAGTACTCCAAATGCAACGTAACCTATACAAGTTTAGCGGGGCAAAAAACTATGTACTCCTTGAGCAGATAAATGAAATCTTACGTTCGGACAAAGGTAAGAACTGGCAAACATTCCTACAAGAGGTACAGAAGCTAAACCCTAAGTACAACAAGAACTACCTTCAAGCTGAGTGGCAAACAGCCAAACAAGCGGGCTACCATGCCGCTAATTGGCAGGAATATATGCGTATGAAGGACATCTACCCTAACTTAAAGTATATGACTGTAAAGGACAACAAAGTAAGAGAAAGCCACCAACTGTTAGACGGATTTATAGCCCCTATTGACAGCAACTTTTGGAAAGTATGCTACCCACCCAATGGCTGGCGTTGTCGATGCTACGTAGTCCAGACAGCCGAACCTGCTTCACAGGAACGCATTGCCCCTAATACTCTTAGTGAGAAAGACTTCCCTAAAGAGTTTCGTGGTAATGTAGCCATTAGTGGGCAAGTGTTCAAAGAGGATAGTACAAACCAGGGTAAACCTCACCCTTACTTTGCCCTCGCTTTAGATGCCGATAGCGACACCAAAAAAGCCTTTGAACTAAGCAAATTAAAAGCACCCTATACGGAAGTCTATGAGGCTAAAAATGGGGCTGTGGTAAAGGTAAGCCCCTTTGCCGACGAAAGCGACCTTGATAAAAACCTTAAAAGTGCTATTGTTATTGCCGATAACTTGGGCGTAAGTATGAATATACGCCCGCATTTGGAAATACAAAATCATAAGAACCCCGAATATGAGATAAATAGTAAAATTGCCGATAGGAAAGAAACAAGTTCTTATACAAGTGTAAAAAGCAACTTAGGAAAAGCAAAAGAGCAAGGAGCAGAAATTGTTGTTTTTGACCTTTCTGACTTCAAAAATTGGGAGGCTATTGGAGTTGTAAGAAGCTTAAAAGGGAAAATTTTAAGCTATAACAATAGAGAATGGTTAAAAGAAGTATTTTTTATCTATGGAAATAAGGCTATCTCTTTTACAACAAAAGAGCTAATGACTGATTTTGATAAAGTAACTACCCGTCTAAAAGCAATAGAGCCTTAACATCACTGCTAAGGCTCTAATGGGAGCGACTTGGATTTCTCCGCGTCGCAGTCTAATAATCACTTATTAGACACCGCAAAGGTACAAAACATTTTTTAAATAGCAAATAAAAATGATTTAAATTCTATTTATGGCAAACTTTCAGACTCCTAACTTTGAATCTATAGCAAGGGAGATATTTAAAAACATATCCCCAAAGGTCGCCCAAAAAGCGCGTGCATTCTTTCTACAATCTTTCATAAAACAAGGATTTACAGATACTTCGTTTATCCCTTGGGTGAAGCGTGTAGACGCGTTTCCTCATAAAACACTACAGCAGTCGCTTACGCTCAAGAATAGCCTGCGTATAGCCGAGCAATCGCCTGAAAGGGTAGTGATTTCCGCAGGGGAAAAATTGAGCTATGCGGCTATACACAATGAGGGAGGGACGATCAGCGTAAGGGTAACTGAGAAAATGCGAAAATACTTTTGGGCTATGTACTATAAGACACAGAATAGTCGCTACAAGTGGATGGCACTAACCGAGAAAGAAACCCTTACTATTCATATTCCTAAAAGGCAGTTTATAGGAGAAAGCTATACCTTGGACAAACAATTAGAAAAACTCATCATAGAGGAAATGCTACAAGCAGAAAAACACTTAACTTTTGAATAATGGAACATTGGCAAGACTTATACATAGAACTCGCTGAGCGTATCAGTGAGAAAATGCCCGAAATTCACTGGATAGACCTTTGGCATAACCAAGTAGGCTTCTTAGCCGAGGAACACCCCTTTGGTACCCCCGCTGTATTTATTGGCTTTCGCTCCGCTCAAATCAATGATATAGGAGAACTGGTACAGATAGTAGACCTGCAAGTTGATTTTTATTTGTATTACGAGACTTTTTTAGATACCTTCAAGGGGGCTTATAATCAAGAGGGGGCGTTGGAATTTACCAAGAGCTTAGACGCCCTTTTTGGTAACTTTCACGGCACATCGGGCAGAAACTATAGCTCTATGCGTCGTATAGCTTTCGCCCCAGTGGATACAGGTACCGCGGGGAACCTATACCAAGTTACTTTTGAATGTAAATTGCACGATAGTAGTGCCATGAAGTACTATGAACCTACTCAGGTGCGTTTAATGGTGGAAGACGAAGATAATAGGTTTTTTGTAGGAGTAGATTAGACCCTATTGAAGATAATGTTTTCAATAGTTCTCTCTGAGCGAAAGAACTTCTCTGAAAGTGTAGCCACTATATAACTATGAGTGTATTTTTTTTGCTCCGAGAGCTTGTAGTACTCCTCTCGGATAAGATTGTAGAATAGCAATGTAAATCGTCGTTGTTGTTTTGTTGTAGCTCCCATTTTATTCCCTTTTAAGTTGCAAAATTAAAAAAACACCCGCTTATTTCCAAATTGGATTTTAGCGGGTGTTCAAATAAAAACAAAAATGACACATCAAAACTTCCTCATCTTTTTACAAAGCCGCTCCAGATCATCGTCATAACTCTCC